CTGGTATATTTTTGTGCCTGATTCATTTCCAATAAAAAGCTCTACCTCCATAAGCTACACTCCTTTTACACTGTCCTCTGTCACCCATCCAAGCCAGCCTCCCGAAAGAGTTGTTACATGATAAGGGTGGGAGCCTTTTTTATTGATAAAATTTATTTTTCCTCTGTAATTGCTCCGTGTCTGTCCCGGACCATTTCCATAGCTGTCCCTGTGAAGCCTGCCGTTTACAATGACTTCAGAACCTATCCCAATCGGCTTTGATTGTGAGGTGGAATCTGGTCTTGCCTGCTGCACCGAAGCTTTCGGCTTTGATGAAGCAAGCGTGATATTTACTGTTTTTGTCCCATATTCTCGGTATTGCTTCAGCTTTATTTTTACTTTCAGGTCAACGCCTTCTTTGGCGTCCTCTGTAATTTTATAATCCTCCATTGATACCTTGATGTTGGTATTAAAAAGCTTTTTTCCATCCGGCATCTGTCGGCAGACAATAAACTGAAAAGGCTTCCTTCCAGTCTTTAGCTGCTCAAAATAGCCAAGAAAGTAGGAAGCCCCTAAAAAACCGGATTTATATATGGCATAGGGGTATTTTATCTGCGGGATTTCTCACTCAAATTCAATATCTGTCAGCTCCGCTTTTTTTAAGGTATTAATTTCCCCTTCATTGATAAGCGTCAAAGTTTTGTTGGCGTTATTAATGTTTAAGGACAGCTTTGATGGAGCGACTGGTAGCAGGCATTTGTCTAAATAAAAATCATATCCCATACTTAATGCACTCCTTCCGTTGCAACGTTGATAGCTTCGTTTACTGCGTCGGTCATGCCGCTTATAACACCATCTAAATCCATTTCGGATTTGATGTTGTTGGTATTGTTTTGCTCTATTGTGATTTCTGCGGTGGTAAATCTGTTGACGGCATCCTGTTCTGCAAGGTCGCGGAGGTATTTCAGATTTTCTTCTGAAATTTCCAGACTGTCAGAAATATCGTCTGTGTTGTCAGAAATATTGCTCAAATTTGTATTCATATTATCTAATTCATTCAAATTTGCATTCATTTCATCTAGTTCACTCAAATTTGCATTTGAATCATCTGTTTCGCTAAGACCTGAATCTGTACCGCCTAATGTCTTTAGATAATCTTCCGCTGATGCTTTATAGTCTTCTGGATTATCAAGTTCATCATCAAGTCCAAGTGCATCTGTCAGATTAAAATTGCTTACTGCCTCTGTAACACCATCTCCCCAATCAGCACCCGCCTCAAACGCTTTCGAAATCCAGCCATCCTGAAATGTATCAAATGTATGAAATCCTTCATCAAATGCAGCTGAAATATCCTTATATTCTTTTTTATTTTTATCTGCTTCAGCAGCCTTTTCTGCATATTTATCTGCTGCATTACTTATTCCAGAATAATCAAACTCCACAAATGGAAGTTTATTCAAAGCCTCACATATACCTTCAATGACTGTTAATCCTGTTGACAGTAAATTGTAAAACCATGATTGAATGGAACAAATTGCATTATGAAAGGCAGTTGTCATGTTCGAGGCAAGAGCTGCTATCGCATAACCAATACCAAGTGCAATATTGGCTACTGTTAAAGCCAAATTCTTAAAAAATTGAATAACTACATTTATACCTCCAGTGATAACACCAAATCCGGAATTTGCGACACCTGTTACATTGGCAATCCAGTTGCACAATACCATTAATATTGTAATTAATGCAATAATCATAACAACCAGCCACACAACAGGACATGCTAACATTGTACTATTTAAACCGGCCTGTGCTGCTGCCTCTGACCCTATTACCTTTGTAACCAGCCAAGTCGCTGCCGCCTGCATACCTTTAGCTATTGTAACTGCCCCGGATGCGGCCGCACTTGCTAATTCAATACCCTTATTAATTGCAAGATATGCTCCATAGACTGCAAGAGCTGCAACAATTCCCCAGATAATCGGACTAATGACTGACCAGTTATCCATAATAAAAGAAGCAAATTCTGCAACTCTTTCTCCTAGCCAATCAATCACTGCAAGTATATTTTGTAAACCTTTCATAAAACCACTTATGATTGTTTCAATTATATCCCAATTCTCAGTAATAGTATCTACTAATAATATAATATATGGATATAACTGTTCCGCAACCATTTGTTTCATATCATCCCATGCGCTTGTCATCTGAATAATTTTACCTTCAGGAGTATTTGACATAGTTTCATACAATCCTGACCATGATGCATTAATTACCTGCGAAATAACACCTGCTGCCTGCATATCCTGAGACATATTAAGATATTCTTCACCGAGTGCTGCTACAATTTGGGCTTCTGTTGCTGTTCCTTCAATAATAGCCTGTTGAGTGCCTGTAAATTCAAAACCTTTTTTTGCCATGGCATCATAATCGCCTGACATAATATTTCCAAGGTCAGCTGCATATTCAGTTATGGCACTACTATCCAGTTCTCCACCACCTGATGCTCCCATTGCATAATTAGAAAGGTTATCCATCATCATTTCAATGGCATCTGTATCTGTAAAATAGCTGGACAATTCTGTTGCCCCTGTAACTAGGGCATCTTCACCATAAATACCTTTAGAAGATATTTCACCTGCTTTTGAAGTAATAGCATCAAATTTATCCTGCAATGCTTCTGTTTTTGCATCTACTGTAATAACGATATCATCTGCACCAGAAATTGCATTAATTTCATCCATTGCTTCAGAAGAGTTAGTAGTTACATTAAGCATATGTTCTGTGACATGCTTATCATCTAATGTATTTGCTAAAACAGACATCAATTGATTTTCAGCTTTTAGTTGTGAATCAAAGCTCTCCATGCCCTCTGAAACAAAACTAGTAATTTTATCAGTATCAATTAAATTGCTAAAAGCAGCAACAGCCTTTTCAATAACGCCATTTAAATTTGATGCAAAACTTGTTCCTTCTTGAATGACACTATTAAACTGTCCCTGTTCATCTACATTATCTCTGACATATCGTTCTGTATTAGCAACTGTTTGTGATAACCTCAGATATGCGTTGTTTGCAGTGCTTACATCCATGTTTTGCATTGCGCTATTTAATTCATTTTGTTCCTGAACAGCCCTATCTAGCTGTAAACGCAACTGCTCTATCTCTGTATTTGCTCCATCTGTGCCCATGTTTATTGGATTATCTGCAATCTGCTGCATACGGTTACGCAGCATATCTATTCTGACTGCAAGTTCATTTAAATTTTGAAAAGCAGCAGGTGGAAACACATTTGTATCATATGCCTGCCTTGCAATTGAATCTTGCGTACTACTCAGCTGTTCCAACATGGAATTTGCACTCTCAACTTCCAGACGAAATCGGTCAATACCTGTATCTGTAAAGACCTCCAAATTATCATCCGTTTGCCACACCACGGGAACTTCAACGGGCTCTGGCTGTGGTGTTTCAACTGGGGGCGGCTGTTCGTTTTCCACATCTGTATGTGATAAAGACTCGTGTAATTCTTGTTGTGCTTGTAAGGTTTCCCTTAATCTGTTTGTCAGCGATACAATTTGCAATTCAACTGCCTGTGAATCCATATGAAATGGATTTTCAGAAATTATACTCAATGTCTGATGCATTTCTTCCATATCTGTGTTAATTTCTCGAACCCTGGCAGCAATATCAAAAGGAAGCACCCTCATAGCCCGACTTTGACTATCTATATTTTGCTGAATAGAGGCAACTCCTTGAAACAGTAATTCTACTTCTTTAATCTGCCGGTTTAAATTTTGAATACCTGAACTATCCACTTCCATATCTACTGAAGCAATAGGTGAATCAATGTCTCTTATTGCTGCTTGTAGCTCTTCAACAGATGATAATGCAGAAGTAACCTCATTTTGAATATTTGTCAATGATACTGCGCTGACATTTCTACTTATCATTTGTTGCATTTCAGCCATAGTTGATATTGCTTCATTCATAGAATTAATTATTTCATTTAACACATTATTAAGATTATTCTGCGGCTCAATTCCAGTAGGTAATGACATTAAAATCACCTGCCTCTCTTTCCGGATTTCCTCTTTATTTCCTTTTCTTTCTTTTTGTCTGATTCAATCTTCTGGTGGATTGAGGCTATAACAAAGGCTTTTTCCTCCTCCTCCATTTCAAGAAAAACAGAGGGAAGAATGTGAAGTTTTAGAAGGGCATAATAGGCATAGTTTGCCTCTCCATCCCCTTCCTTAATTAGTTTTTTGCTTCTTCTACCTTTTCCTCAAGACCTTTTGTAAATCCCTGAAACTTCTGAAGCCAAATCCCAAATTCCTGATATTCTCCAGCATCATCTACCATTGCATAAATTAAATCTTCTGGCGTCTTGACATTATAAGAATCCTGTAATTCGGCATCATACAAATCCGGATATACAGTAGATGCTACAATCATTTTTACAAGATACTGAGAAGAATTTAATTTTGGTCTGTATAAATTTGGCTTTCCGGTAACCTGTACTTCTTTAATACATTCATTTCTCAAAATCTCATTTTCTTTGGAAGTGATATGTTTAAACTCCCATTCAAGCGGCTTTCCATTCTCATCTGTCAGACTGGTAGTCGGAGCATATTTCTGATTCTCTTTTCCAATCTTATTTTGCTTCATAAATAAACTAAACTTTGACATATATTTGTCCTTTCTTCGCATTATTATATTACAATTATTTATTTTGTGCAATTTCCTG